TTTTAGTTGTAGAGACATCATTATGTCCCAATAATTTCTGTGCAACCTCTGCAGACTTATGTTCATACACAACAATATTTGTTGCTCTGCTTTCGCGGAATAAGTGAGGATGTACTCTGCGTCCTACAATTTTTGTAAATAGCCCCTGACACCAACCGTTAAAAGTATCTTCTCCAACTTGGCGAGCAGTTCCATTTTTCTGTTTAATTACAAACATAAAAGGACAATCATCATCGCCACGAACTTCTAACCACTTTTTTAGCCAGCACATAGCATCTTCACCAAATTTAAGTTTTCTTTGTTTGCCTACAATGGAAGCACCTTTACATCGGATCGTATGGGTCTGAAATGATTTAGATACGGCTTCTTGTTCATTTCCGTCTTCATCAATTATTTTGATTTTCTTTTCTTTAGGTTCATAATCAACAACTTCTTTAAGAAGCTGTCTTGCTTCTGCACGTCTGCAACCAGTAGAATAAGAGAATACTAAGTAAGCTAATTTTTGCCATTCCTCTCGTTTTTCTAATTCTTCGCAAAGCATTACATATTCATCTGGTGTAAGAGGAACTTTTTCATGAACATAACCTGTCTTAACAACCTTTAATCCAACCGTAAAATTACGAAATGTGGGATATTCGTCTTCATACATCATCATTATATAATTACAAAATGAACTGACGCTTGATTTTTTGAATTTAATAGCTGAATCAGATAATCCTCTATTTGTAATCCAGTTTAAATATCTTACATATTCTTTCTTCTTTATATCAAGAAAACTTTTATTATTAAGATTCTGCTTAACCCAGTAGAAAAATATCCGCAATCCTGATTTGTAAGCTATTTTTGTTTTTATGGATAAATCGGTTTGGTTATCCAAATATTCCTGAACCATGTTTCTATTGAATTCAAGAACTTCAGACCACATTTTATCGGTTATATCATCACTACGTTTTGCATTCTTGCCATCCACATTTATCACTTCCTTTCATACACGTAAAAAGGAAGTAACTATGGACAAGTTGCTTCCTTATTCAAGTTTTTTGATAAATCTATCATTTAACATTTGTTCAATCTGCTTATATGTAAAATCCATACTAATCAATCCTGTGACAATAGTTTCAACTTCCTCAACTTTTCTTAGTTCTGACTCAGAGAAACTATCTCGTAAAGCATCATTAGTTTTGACTTTTCTTTCACTTCTCAATGTTTTTGCGTCACAACCAAATAGTATTTTATAAATCATATTTGTATAATTTGGATATGCAAATTTTTTGTGTTTACTTTCTGGTATGTATTTTGAAATGGCAGAGGTCATACGTTTTCTTTCAATGATTCCAACTTCACGTTGAATTGCCCATGACTTCCTATCAACCTCAGTCTTTTCTTCAATATTAAGAAGATAATTTCTGATTTTTGTGGCCATAAGATTACTGGTCATTAACATTCCAATTCTTAATAAAGATCTTTTAGTGAGTATGGTTAAAGATCTTGTTTTAGAACTTATTTTGTCAGGTTCATTTGAACCTTGCAAAATTTTTTCTTTAAAATTATCAAGTTCTGTACCTGTTAAAATAATCATGCCATCAGATTCAAATTCTTCACGATTCCTCTTAATTATGGTTTTGACAGAATCAAGACTACATTCATAATAATTTGCAACTTGTTGTGTTGTAACTACCATATCATCAGTTAAATACGGAATAACTTTTAGTTTGTCTAAAAAATCATACGAGATAGCATCTAATGTTTCATTTCTAAGAGTTTTACTCTCTGTATAAATTAATTCTTTATCACTTTGATTTTTCATATTTTTCATGAAAGAATCCTCCATATTGTTTATTTTCAGTTATTGATTATGTGTAGAGATAAGGAATATCCTTGTAATTCTCTTTACCTGTCTAACTGTCCATAAATTGTTGACACTACATACTTCTCTAAACAAAAAAGACTCACGCTCAATTTTTGAACGCAAGTCTTCAAGTGTTATTCAATTCAATTTCCCAACTTCCCCAACAATTCTTTAACAGTAATTTCCTCGCCAATAGAAACACACTGATCTAAGCGATAGAAGAGTAGTTCTTTAAGGATGGTTAATTCATCATCTGTCAAATCTACAGATTTTACAATTCCGTCATACAATACCATACACCTCGCATTAAGCCTTTACAGCATCCTTCAACGCTTTGCCTGCCTTAAACTTTGGAGATTTAGAAGCTGCAATCTCAATGGTTTCACCTGTATGTGGGTTCCTGCCAGTTCTAGCTGCACGTTCTGTAACTTCAAAGGTTCCAAAACCAACTAACTGTACCTTATCACCATCTACAAGCGTATCAGCAACAACATTAGTAAATGTATTGATTACCTTCTCAACATCTTTCTTAGAAATTTCACTTTTAGAAGCAACGGCTCCGATTAATTCAACTTTATTCATAGATTTATACTTCCTTTCGATTTTTAATATTTGTCCCGAATTCTATACATTTTTCGTGATATCAAGATAGGAGAGTAGTACTATACTCTCCAACACATGTGTTTGTGGCTTTGTCAGCCAAATATAATAATCGCCCACTCGTGACGATTTTGTTTGAAATATGGTATATAAATTGTTATAATTATTTTGTCCAAATTTAGGTGAAGGAGGAATTGCCCTTGAAAGCAGTTTTGAATTCGTCCAGTCCCAATTAATCTAGCAGCTATGGACATGTAATAAGCAGAAGCACAACTGCTAAAGTGCTATACCATATTAAGATTGGTGAGGTGACTCCTCATCTCTAAGCTACATACCAACACTATGATGCTTAGTGCCATAATGGTCTTGGAAAAACAAATTGTGTGTGGTACAGATTTCGTCACTCTGTACCACTATTTAATTTCTGGGTTCTATGTTTAAACCACTTTCAACCATTGAAATTAGTATTTAGTTGATTATGAAGCATATTTCCATATGTAACCATGATCTGTTTTTCTTTTACCAGCACAACAATCTGAAATATGAGATGTTTTAATTCCTAATTGATCTTGGGCCTTAGCGATACTATCAAAAGTTTGTATGTAATTATTGCTTTTATCGTATTGTTCAACAGGAACTACTTTATAAGCCTTTTTTCTATCATTAATGTTTAAATTTGAATACTCATCTTTAAACACCCATATATAATCATCAAAAGTTTTTAACCTACCATGAGCACAATCTAAAATATCTTTCGCTAATCTATCAAATTTCATATGTTGATACTCAGTATAAATAGAATATATATCAGGATATTCTTTAATTAAAATACCATTCCTATTGAGTTTTAATATTTCTTTTTCTGTTTGTAATTTCGCAATTTCTTCTATTTTATCAACATATACAAAACTCCATTGATATCCATAAGATGTTTTACTATTTCCTCTACAACAAGCAATAATACTGTGTTTAGCTTCATTTTTTAATTTAATAACATCTAGTGCCTCATCAACATTTTTATATTCTCTGATAAATTTTCCTTGTTTTGAATATTGGTATATTTTACGATTTGAGTATTTTGAAATTATCTTTTTGCGTTCTTTAGGTATTTTGATTTTCTGTACTTTATTTTTCGTTGAAATTAATTCGATTTGTTTTCTTATTTTCTCAAAACATATAGAGTCAATATAAGAATAGCTCCATATGTAACCACAACAAATATTGTAATTATTTTTACGTGCTTCACTACACGCTTTATACAATGTTTGTTTTGAAATATGGTTGTTTGAAACTGCTTCGTTAATATTTTTGTATATATTAATTAAATTGCCATCAATGCTATATTTATAAATGTTATTATTACGTGTTTTTAATTTATATGGTTCAACACATTCATAATAATCATAAGACCAAATATATCCACCAGTTTGTTTTATTTTTTCATTTAAACAACATTTTGAGATACTTCTAAAATCAACTTTAGTTACCCTACTTGCCTCTGATAATGATTTAAATTCTTGTAGAAATACACCAGACAAATCATACTGATATACTTTTTTCTCTTGTTTTTTAGTAATTAACTCATATCTGATTTGTTTTGGGGCAACTTTGTTAACTTTTTATGTTTTTCATATGACCAAATAAAGTCTTTCGTGTAACTATGCACACCTTTACAACAAGCACATATTGCAGAATTATTAATTCCAGTATTGCGTTCAGCTTCCATCATAGATGGGAATTCGGCTAAAAAGTTTCCGTTTAAATCATATTGATAGACTGGTACTGATATTGATGGTAAATTATACAGTCCTGTGAGAGTACCTTCTCCACCAATAGAAATATTATAACCAAAATCTTTATTATTTGAATTATATTTTTGTATATAATATTGTTCTAATTCACAAGCCTCAGATTCAGTTTTTACTTCTCTTAATATTTCGTGATTAAAATTATTCCATCCATATTTTTCAATAGCTCTTCCAAAGACTTGAGTTTTATAACCACTACCATCAGAACGCCATCTATCCCAGTATCTATCTTGTCCTGTGATTCCTATATATTTCTTGTTGTTAATTTTATTTGTATGCATATAAACATACCATGTTTTTTCTTTTGACATAATAAACCTCCAATATTTCTACATAATATATTTCTCCATTAGAAAAGGTGATCTACTTATTTGCAGACCACCTATCTAATAAGTTATTTAATTTTTTATCTTTTATATAAACCCAAAACAATTTCTTTGAGTTTGGATTTAATGCCGCCAACTTATATCTCAGACCATTTTCGTAAAGAAAATTACGAAGCGGAAGAGAGTAGCAACAATATAATTCTACGTCCATAGATTTAACCTCATCAATTTAATGTTATAATTTTGGTTTTATCTTCAATTACATGCCCGTTTTTATCAAGTCCAATATACATAAATCCCTCTTTTTGTGAATTTACAAGTTGTCCATCATTGTAACGCATTTTATTGGTTTCACAGCAACAACCTTGTTCATAAATCATGCTGTTACCAATTTTATACGAACCAACTCTATGTGTATGGCTCATAACAAGTGCTTTAAAATCAAAACCCTCATTTCTGAACCAATATAAAGCCTTTTCAGCAGTTTTTAAGGGGCTGCTTGCAAAAGTCTTAGGATGACAAAATAAAATGTCTTTATACTGAGAATACCAAGTCCCAGTGTATTCGATTTCAATATCATCAAACACTTCACATAATGGAGCATATTTTACTTTTGCTTTTGTCTTTCTATCATAGTGGGTAAATCCGTCTAAAAAAATATAATCAAACGCTGTTTCAGGCATCAATTCTTGCAATTCATTATCTAAATTTTTAGCAAGATATTGTCCCATACGAAGTTCATGATTACCATGATTTACTATTACTTTCTTTGGTTTAATCATTTCAATTAAATCAATAATATATTGTCTACCATTAATAATTTCTTCAATAGGAGATGTGCGATATGTTTTATTAAAACGAGATAATTGCATACAATCCAGAATGTCTCCATTTAACTGGAGAATATCAATTCTACCAATATAATCTGCGAATGTTTCTAATGGTTTTGCAAACGGATAGTGTAAATCAGATATTGATAAGATAGAAGTGGCAACAGAATTAAAACCATGAATATGGTTATCATATTCTTCATAACCAACTGCTTGTTTACGAAGCTGATCTGGTGTAATATCCAATCCAAGTATATCACGAATTTCAATCCAGTCCATGTCTGTCTCTTTTCGTCTTTTGGCAAGGCAACAACGAATTTGCCATGCCATCATATCCTCGTTTTCTAATCTATGTAAGTCTGTGATAGTAGTCACCTGCTTTCTACTCATCAACTTCTTCCGACGTAATTAAGTCTAAATCTTCATCTGATTTAAGACTCACACCAAACTCAATAGGTTGATTGATGAATGCTTTAAGTAAATCAGATACCTTTACATCCTGTTCTATATCATTTTCGTCAGTATAAGTAATAAATACTCCATCTTCTGATAGAATTCCTTTTACAGATAATTTGTCAACAATATTTCTTTTAAAAGAGAGCTTGCTTTTTGCCATTTGAAACCTTCCTTTCATTTATACTTTTTTATTATCAATTTGTTATATATTTACATATTGTGGCTATTGACGATGAGCCTAGCAACGGAGGTTTATTTTATCAAAAAAAATAAACAAAAGAATTGCTGAAGCACAGGAGTCGAACCTGTTATCACACAGGTTATGAGCCTGGTATGGTTTATGTATCCGTTCCACTCGCCAGCAGTGTGCCTATGGGATTTGAACCCAAAACCTATCGGTTAAAAGCCGATTACTCTACCAATTGAGTTATAGGCACAAAAATAACAAATGACGATACCGCTAGAATAGCAGCACCGCCACCTGTATAAGAAAAAAATAGAATACTCCTTGTAAACGCCTCTGATCCGGGGCGACTCTCGTATAATATTATCGGGAGTTAGAATCAAAATCTACTTCCAGAGTATGTGAAGTCGTACAGTCTCGCTTGGTGAACTTAACTGGTCTATATCACGTTTCACAAGTTTTTCATGTAACATCACACCAACTAACTTATAGTTACATGTTAGACGAAATACAATTTAGGATAATTGAGAACCATCTAATCATCAGCCAAATATTCCAATGCAACATAATATTTGTTGCTCAATAACTATAGAAGATGAATTTTATTGCTTTAACTTAGAACTGGGAATAAAACGTACATATTTAGCATTGGGAATTTCTTGAATAGTACCATTATTTATATTTTTTCCTTTGGTCTTTTTAGTAAATGGGCAGAATCTTCCAAGTCCTTCTATTTTAACTACATGTCCACTCCTAATTTCATTGCCAATAATATTTATAAAAGTGTTAATCGTTTCTTCAACTTTGGTTTTTTCAATATTCATTTCAACTGTTTGCCAAGTTTTATGAATTAGTTCAGATTTTACTATCAATTATCACCCTTTCTTATCCCTACCTTAATGTTTACTTATCTTTAAGTGAAAATTTTCCGTGTACTACTCGGACAATTTTGATTTACAAAATTGTCTTGGGGGAACTTTTTTTGGAAAATTTAGTTCCATATACATCAATTTTACCATTTTCATCCTCATATAAAAAGGTACTAACCCGATCATACTGATTCAATATGCTTATTAAAATATCATTTTTATAATTGAATAAAATATAAAACAATAAATTTTTAATTGATGAATTATTCTTGTCCTCCAAGTTTTTTAGTAAACGATACATTGTATGTTGATTAATCTTCATACGATTAATGTCATATAGCAATTCCATCCTTGCCCGATTTCTATAATAACAACGATCTTCATAGAAAGATGGATTACATGAAACCATTTTTATATAATTAGAAGTTTCATCCGTCATATGAATTATTTTCGCAACCTGTTTTTTGTTTACCAAATCCTTATTAAAATCCTTTGGTTTGAAAATATCTGCAAATGACAAAAAACCACTTCCCATAGATTTTCCAGAGCGATTTTGATTAATACAGTTGTGTAAGTAATCCATACTGGTATTATATTTCTGGTAATCTTTTCTATCTACATTCTTATAATTCTTTGTCTCTGCAATGAATCCCAGAAAATATGGGGTGCGTTTTCTTCCATCAGATGCGGTCAATAAGTTCTCGTACTTTTTTCGCATTCGTTTCAATTCCCTTGTGGTATCTACAGGATATTCTTTTTTTGCTTTATCTATTTCTATATTACTCATAACATCCAATTGACAAACATCATAATATATTTCCTTTATTTGTTCATATTGTTCTTCTACAGATTGTTTAGATTTAGACACCATATCCCATAATAATGAATTGAGTTCTTGTGATAGGTTCACGATTTCACCAATCTTATTATTACTTGTTTTATCATCAAGATCGGACAAGTCAATAGGTGTATAGTGTCTTTTTGATTTTGGAGGATTTATATTACGTGTTGGAACTTTGAAGATATGATAATTCTTTTTTGCGGAATCAATCAATATCTTATTATCCGTAATAAGCAAAGTATCACTGTCAAAATCCGCACCGCTTAATCTTTCTAGTATATTCTCTCCAATACTGTTAATACAGATGATATTTGGCGTAAGATTGAAATATCTGTCAATTATTTCACATTCTACATTCTTGATTATTAGGATATTTCCAATCGTGACATGTGGACTACGACTTCCTAGTATTTCTCGTCCATAAGAATACCTTGTATTATGAACGGTGCCAGGCTCAAGAATAGATAATCCGTCAAAGTTTCCTATTGATTGTAACAACATTTCATATGGGTTTCCAAATAATGTCGCATATGTACCATCAAGAAGAATATGTCCCTTTTTCATATTTTTCAAATAAGCATGACACAAACTCTTTTTAAAATCATAATAAATGCGGGTCTTATGAAAATCACAGTCGTAATTTAATAGTTTATATACAATCTCATTTTTATTCCTCATAATATTATCATCTTCAAATTCTGCATCATCTTCCGTATCGCTGAATTTCAAATGATACCTCATAATATCGACATCTGTATTGATTAAATTAATATAATCCAAACCATCTTTTACAATATGCTTAATTTCATCCTGCGATAATTGCAAAGTATTTAGAAGCTGGTAATGAGCCTGAACCATACGTCCTCCAAAATAGTGCGTATCCTTGTCATGCTTTACAATCCCGAAAAACGGATAAATATTTTCCAACCATGTTTTTAAATCCCCAAATTTATAAAACTTAATACTGGATGGGGTAGTGATAAGTTTTATATCTTTTATATCTTTGGCTATTGTTTCTCCATTTAACTGTGCAACATCTGTTATATTGTTGTCTTCAAAAAATTTCTGGATATTTGTATTAAAACAGCATGACTTAAAGAACTTATTCCGCAATAACAGCATTCCTTTTGACAGGTATTTCCCCATCAGTGAAAAATCAATCAAGGACTGTCCGTCCCAAATAGAATTAGAAATTTCCATCTCCTTTTCTTCTGTCTTCAGCCAGCCATCTTTGTCTAAGTCGGTACATACAGCATTGTCATGGAATACACTTGTCCAGTCATCAACGACAAGTATGTTATTAGGACGAATTTCAAGCGTATCTATGATGCTGCTTGTCGGTAATGATATATATGCCTCAAATGCAGCAATATCCAATTCATCCCCTTCTTTAATATCTAACCCACATTGTTCAGACTTGTGCATATCAGGATATAGACGCTTATCAATAAAAAGACATTTTCCAACTCTTGCAGATCCGCTTGACCTCTTAAATCTGCAATAATGAATACCGTTACAGATAAAACCGTTTTCATAGCACCATTCCCTCAGCCATTTTGCCGACTTTACAGTTTTGATTGTTTTTGTCAACAAATATGTATATGTCATTTTCTCCTTATCATAAGTACACACAAAATAAGAGGGTAGGAGAGTAGTGTCTATAGAATTGTAAAAGGGTTCATCTGTTTTTAATGCTACCAGAATCTTTTCGCCGTTACTATCTACATCGATAACATATCCATCAGTTAAATCATAATCCCTTAAATTATATCCATTCCTAACATAAGTGTTTTTTGCAGTCTTATTAAATTCTTTGACAGCATATTTAAAAGTTACGTTTATAATTTTTGAAGAATATTCTTTCCCTTTATGCTCAAATGATAAAGAATATTTTTTGTCATATACCTTTCTTGCCACATCTCTCAACTCAATTAAGTCCAAACTGTAATCAAAACTATTAATATATTTCCCCAAATTATCAGTGCCATCCTTACGGGTAAGTTTATACCCATAAGGAGTACTTTTGATAAAATTATTGGATAAGTACAGATCCTTGGCATCAATTGATGGGATGTATAAATTATTTCTCATTACTGACGCACCTCCATTACACGATAACCGTATCGTTCCATATTTTTCATTACCAGTTTCATTTTATTAACTAAAGCATTACGCAATCTCTTATCGGAAGACAAATACCCGTCTGATAAATTAAAGCGTTCCTTTGTCATATGCCACTCAGATGGATTGATATATGTTTGATCTATTTCCAATTGTAGAATACCGATATTATTAAAAATTAGCGATGCGTTCCAAAAACCGTTTCTACAGTTATTTATTTGATTTACCAAATTAATAACAGTATTATATTTTTCAGTAAAGCTATTAATTTCCTCTTTAGCAGTTTCTATAATGCCTAAAAAATTATCTTTATCAGACATAAGTTTTACACTATAAATTATTCCATTATAAATTTCCAAATCAAAATATATGCCAGATTCCTGATCCTTATTGCGTTTTTTCTTATATCCAACATGGACTTTAGCGTCAACATTTTTATAATTCCGCAAATCAGAAATAAGTGCTTGGGCTTCTTTACCCTTTATATAATTCTCTAAAAAGTCCTTCTCAGCTCTATCCTTTAATTCATGCTGGATTTCCTGAGACACTAAATCAATACTCAGTTTTTCGATATACCGTCCTTCTAAAATTGGCTCAAATTTATTCGTCTTTGTTGTCTTTAAAACAGTATAATAATTGTTATTAAATCTAACCTTATATCCATTTTCCTCAAATTTTGTTAGTTTTTTCTCATAATCAATTAGCTGTTTTTTGTATTCAACAGTCTTGTTAAATATATCTTTCAGTTCTGAAAGTTTATTTTTTGGTATTTCTATCTCTTCAACACTAAATATATTTCTTTTGAAAATTATCTTAGGATATCCAGTAGACTTTTCAAAATCCCATCCACTATGTTTGCATCTCAAATAAAAATCATTATATATAATATGCTCTGTCTGTATATTCAGCCTGATACCAATTTCATATGTCCTCCCTTTGTAATGTCTTACATCGAAATAAACATTTTCATCAAACGGAAAACCAATGGAATTCCTGATATTATCTATTATTTTATTATTAATTGTTTCCAATACATCTTTCTTTAAATGAGACACACATTGTTTCTTTTTGATAATCTCATAACACGAAACCGCATCTTCATATGACATAGATCCGATACAGTTTAATATATCTTCTTTTGAACTGTTTTCAATAATCTTTTGCCAAAACCAATCTAATTTTTCTATCCTTGTTTTATAATTGAGAACTTTTTGTCTTGTTAGTTCATTCTTTATCTTTGCAATTGTTGTGGCATACAAATCTCTTTTGACATATATCTTGGAATAACAAATGCCATTATGGTACAAATACGTAAATTTTGGGATGATACTTGTATCAGTTTTACACATATATTCTTTAACATTGACTTCAACGACAGAATTTCCAAGAGTATCCCACTTACAAAAATAATTATCTCCTGTTTTTCTGTTAGAAAAGAAAATCTCAAAATAAATTGTTTTGCCAGATGATGTATATACCGTAATATCTGGTATATATTTGCCAAAAGGAGTATCCCATGCTATTTCAATATCTATAGAATCAACTTCAAATAAATCATTATCTATATAAAATTTACTTCCCTTTTCAAATAGCCAATTTTTACAGGAGAAATGTAATTGACTTTCTTTTGTACATTTCCCTGTAACATGATAATAATGTGATTGTTCCTTGGTACTGTCTAATGCCCTTGGTTTTACAATTCCACCACAACAAGGGCAGTAATACTTATTATCTTTATTTGCTTTTTTAACATGAATAAGATTAGCAAATTCATCATTGCCATCATAAGCAATGATCAGTTGCGGCAGATATTCAAAAACATCCATTTATTTTTCCTCCAAATGAAATTTCTATTCTATGTCATTATTCTCAAAGTCATTTTTGTCCAGTAATGATTGATACTTTTTTGCCAGTAACTTTCGTCTTTCTTCATAATCATACATTTCATGTAGACGGATTAAATCTGTGTCAAACTTTTCTAACTCGGCAACCATCTGGAGTTCAAAGTTATTGAAATGATTTCGCACAGGCTTATCTTTGGGCAGACAGTGTTTAAAACGATAGTCTGCTGCACTCATGCCTATAATGATTTCGTTAAGTAAATTAGCTTCTCCCATGAATACTCCCTGATCACCACGTTTTTTACACCAGTCTGGCATTGTAGGCATCAGTTCCTTTTTGGATAGGTTAATAATCTTGCGATAATTCTTGTAATGTTCTAAAGTTTCCCATCTATCAATGTTCCACATGCGTCTCGCCTTAAATGCTTTATCAATGGCGATAAAATATTTACGGGAAATGCGTCCGATTTTATTATTCTCTACCATAGATAATTCTTTTGCCATATCAAGAGTGAGAGAGTAGTTATTTACTTTTACATTTTTACGTTCCCCCGTTTTGGTGAACGTTAATTTCCAGTCTTCATTCTCAATAAATTCGTATTTACCGATTCGACCTTTTAACCAAGTTGTAAAATCCTTTCCAACTTTCAATTCCTTATGTAATGTTCTTGCATCAATCCAAGAACCATCCTCTTGTTGTAACACAGGAAGCAACTTTTGGTAGTCCAATATAATTTTAATATCAGATTCCTTTAAATCTTCGTTTTTGACATATTGCTTCAATTCTTCTTCTTTAAAACTATTTTTTCTTAAATTATTATTATTTTCGTTCATCATTCTTTCCTTTCGTTTTCAAATCATATCTTGCATAGTCTTAATATCAAATCCAAGCCATTCCAATAAATCCCTCATACCATGAAAACATTCATAGTGCCGATATTCACCATCCAAGTTTTCAATATATTCTTCTCCTTCATAGATTCCTGCACCACAAGAAGAGCAATAGTAAGTGGTTTTTGGAGGTACATAGTTTGGGCAATTTGAATTACAAGGAATTTTTAAACATAATTCACAGATTATGCATCACCTCTTTTTTTATATTTCAGATTCTTTCAAAAGCATATTCATCATTGGTAGTATAATAAATGTTTTTAATACCCAGATCCTTTATGGCAGCCATGCAAGAAAGACAGGGGCGAGCTAGTCCAAAAGGCTGATCTCTTCGGATGCGATATATATACAAGTTTACTTTTGAAAAATTTATATCCATATGCTTTATTGAATTGATACAATTGATTTCAGCATGTAGTTTTGGTAATAAAGTTTCGGATTTTTTCCGGTATTTATTATAATATTTTTGTGCTGGATGCGTTTTATTGCAGTTATATCCTATGCCAATAATATTTCCTTGGTAAACTGCTACACATCCAACATGGATTTTATAATAATCAGATATCAAAGCTACTTGTTTAGCCTTGTTGAAGTACCGGCAGTCACTTTTTGTCATTATTTTTTGTCAATCTTTCCTGTTCAAATAGTTCATTTCCACGTTCAAAACATGCAAGTTCATATTCGTATAAATCTACATATTTATCAAAATATTTTGTACCGTTTTTCTCATCGGTAACAGTGGCGGCTTGGTACACAATCCTACAAATATTTTCAACAATTGTTTCCCTGGTTCCGTATATGTACTGTGTATGAATCTTTTTAGAAGACAATTTCATCCGATCCTCAAGATCATTACGATTCAACCACATTGATAAAGAATATTTATTTTTTTTCTTATCAAAATGATAAGCACATTCGGCTATATAATTTTTATACCCCCATTTTGATAAATTGATTTCCAATGTATTTCCCTTATATGTTGGTTTCATTATTTCTCTTAACATTTTTATATCCTCCATAATTTAATTTGTATCTTTGATTTTCAAGTTAAAATATTTTAGCTAATAGTTATATCATTAAACGCATTACAATTTTTTGCTCAAATGTATATCATTTAATTTCTGCAAAATAACGGTATTTCAATTGTATTTACTAGCCTGGTATTTTCGCATCCGTTCACCGGCAGCGATTTTCTGTTCTTCAGATAATTCTCTTTTCTTTGCTCTAAAGCTGATTAGAGTTTTATCTTCTACACGATATGTCTTCCCTCTTCCCGTATCAGCGATCAGAGAGTACATATCTGGGCTTGCTTTGCATAACTTATCTAATTTGGTCATATATGTAGTATCAGAAGTGTAGATTGTGGCAAAATCTTCATCTCTCATAAAATTGATACATACTTCCTGTTCTGAAATTGATACTGTGTTTGCTGCTTTTTGGTCTTCAAAATTTTCTTCGATTTCAATATATCCAGATTTATTTGCCATATTTTTTACCTCTTTCTCGTTCTTCTCTAATATTTCTCCATTGTCTTTCTAATTTAGCATCACTTGCTATGCGATTTGCAATTGGTGAACCATTTGAGTTGTTTTTTCCTCTGTTATCCGTATTAAAATCGGAAGGATATATAATTCCTCCAAAGGTTGTATAATCTACTTCATAAATTCCATAGCTGTTAATTTTTCCTGTCATCTGTTGTTTTAAGTTCTCCTTTTCTGTTTGATAAAATTATGTTTGTTGGTTTAATTAATGTTTTAACTGTCATAATTACGTTTCTCCTTTTATGTGGTAGAGTAGTGGTGATATCATGGTGGTTAAACAATTACTTCTACATTTGTTTCTGATTGACTTTCAAAATTTCTAATTGCTTTTGAATTTCATTTGTAAAATTGTAATTAACATCAAGAATTTGATTTCCTTTTTCATCTTTTGTAAAACGTTTATAATCGGCAAATACTTTTGGTGTGGTTAGGAATCCATATTTATCTTCTTCTTTTTTATATCTGATCCGTTTCCCTTCTTGATACTTGATGATATCCATTACATCTAACATTTTTACAATCCGTGTTATATAACGCTCCGATAATCCAATGTCCTCTGTAATCTTTTGATATAGCCGGTAACAGCACAAGGGTTTATCTGGATTGCGATTCATATTTACACGAAGATAAGAGAGGAGCAGTAGAATATAAGCTGAAGACATTCTGAGTAAGTCAATTTCCTCATCATCAACTTTTACACCTTTTAATTCTTCTTTGAAATTTAGAATTTTTTCTAATTCATCAAAATAGATAATTCCAAAATTATCAGGTATATCAAATTTTTCTATATTGATTTGGATATTGTAATAATCTGTAGAATTTTTCTTCTCTTTTGCTAACTTCTCAAAATCAGGATAAGATTTAAAATAATCATAGTAGGAGAGTAGTTCTAACACTCCCAGATATTTATGATTTATCTTTCCATCGTGATAGTTAAGTTTTAGATGCGACCAGTGGCACAGTTCCGAAATACTGAATGCCACTGTATCATCCAATGCTCTACGAGAACACAGATAGGAGAATATAATTACTCGTTTATCACCAAGTTCTTTATTATAGATTATTTCTCGTGGTATCTTTACATAGTTAGGCAAGTGATCACCTACCTATGCTACATTAATTCCAAAATACCGTTCATAAGCATGAATTAACTTATTATTCGGAAATTCATCATTTCTATAGTCATTATGTAATATTTCAACACACCAAGAATAATAATCGTCTGATATATTAAAATTCTCTTCGTACTCTAATGCTTCTTTAAATCTTGATGCATCTACATCACCATAAGCAGAACAATCGAATTTCTTACGATATCCTTTGCCCATTGCACTTTGATAAAATTTTATAAAAAGTTTATACCTATCTGATTCAGGTGAACCTAAAAGTTCTATAAATCTTTTATCCCGTACTTTTTTTAGACGAGTTAATTCTTTTCTATTTAATCCTCTATCATCAACTACTTCTTTTACTTTTTTATCAATTTGTCCTGTTACAGATATTAAAACATTTGATTCGATTTCTTTTTCCCTTGTAACCATCTCTTCTTTTAATTGTTCTCTTACGATTTCAGATAATTCTGTGGTAAGCTCTGTTACAACTTCATTAGTTATTTGTGATGATTCTCCAAGTTTCTTTGTTAATTGCTCCAATTTTGATACTCTTTTTTCTAATTCATTTCCCATAATTTGATTCTCCTTTACATTTCAATAATTTCTTTTTCTTCATTAATAGTTTCTAAGATTCTATCAGCCCATTTTTTCACTGATTTAATACACTTCTCATACTCAATTCTTGTTGCAATAGGAATTTCGTTAAAACTTTCTGCCATATAATCATATTGAGCCATTTCTTTCACAAAGTTGAGCATCTTCAAAGTAATTTCACTACAATGAGAAGTGAGTTGATAATTTGTGCTTGCTCCAATTGCTTCATTAATCATTTTCTCTTTTTCAATTAAAGTTGATGACATTTTTTCATTTTCTTTTGTTTTCTTATCAAGTTTTTCCTCTAAATCTTTAATTTTTGTTAGGGTTTCTGGTTTGTCCACTTGGATTTCAACTGTCTCAGTTTTTATTTTTTGTTGAACTAACTCACTAATTCGATTTTTGTACTTCTGAATTTCTTCGTCCATTTGTTTTTGAGTATATTTTTTATCAGTTGGAATAGAATCAATAAATTCTTTTTGCTCTTGATTAGATAAATTACGCATCATTGCAAGTGCCGTTGTTTTAGTTACAATACCAGTTGTCACAAGTTCATCTAATTCTGGAATCATTTTTGATAACGTAATATAGTTTTCCATTGTATCTACAGACATTCCATTCATTTTGGCAATTATTTCTTGTGTAATAGGAGTTTCCGAATTTTTCGGAGACACCTCAAATTGATTACCATAATAACCACTGCCTCCTTGTTTAATACCATAAATTCTTTTTAATTCATCCAGTCTTTTCCCGGTTTTTTTAGCCGATCCTCCGATATCTCCACGTTGTCTAATATTGATTTCAATTAAATCTTTAAGAATATCATTTTCTGAATTATATTTTCTGATTTCGCATTCTACAGTAGTAATACCTAGTTCTTTGCAAGCTCGTATTCTTTGATGTCCTGATACAATTATCATATCTGTAGTGACTAAAATAGGTTCTATAATAGGTTTTACATCTTTCTTGCCAGAATTGTATTCATCAAGTCTGACCTTTACCGATTGCAAGAATTCATCCCATTTTTCGCCAGTCATATCATCAAAAAACTCATTATTACGTGGATGTGGTTTCAATTCATTAATGTTAATCTGTTGCATTTGTAAAAATCCTTTCTTTAATAAAAATATTTATAATTGCATAGAACAAAATCTTGTCCTAATTTGTATTTCTACATATCAAATAGAAAATCACCTCGATTCTTTCATAAAATAGTTCAATACATAAATTCTCTTAAATGCGTTTAGGTCTGCTACTGAAGACCCAAATACAATTCTTTTCTTCATTTGGGTCTGCTACAGATGTCAGTTTGTGTAAGTCAATATCTAAATAGACTCATATTATCAAGAGAAGATATATTCGTGATTGTTTGCTAACGCAAAAATCACTCTCTTAAAAACTTTTTAATTGTTGGTGGTTAGTGTTGTAATGGTGATGGTGTATATAATCTACTTCTCCAAATGTTATTTAACTTTTACTGTTTTTTAAAAATTTATCTCAACTATAATTTAGTCATCAAATATTGTTTTCTTTCTTACTGTTACATCTTCCGGGAGTAATTTATATTTTTCTAATAATCTATCAACCATAGATTCGAATAATTTTCTGATTGTTTTGTCATGTTCTATTGCATCTAATGTGAAGCAACTTTCAAATCCGTTATCATAACAGTAATCATCTACAATCTGATTTATTTCTATATCTGGATATGTATTGTGAAATTCTTTATACAATTCTTTATATAGAATTCCATTTTTGCCAGTTGGTATCTCGAAGTAATCCATTAATAATTGATACTTTGGAAACATCTTAGAATTCCAGTAAGAAAATCTTTTCTTTGGTAAGGATTTCTTCACTTGCTCCTGAGACTCTTCCAATTTTGACATTCTTTCATTTAAGGATAGGAGAGTATCATTTACTGTTTTAGTAAAGGTATTTAGTGTATCCAATATTGGTTGCATTGTAATCTGATCTGTTGTTTTATGATCTATAAATATGGAAGCTAGTACATCAGCACATTTATCTTGGTATCTTAATAATTTTTTGCTTAGTTCTGGTTGAGTCTTCTTCATTTTTGGTGTAATTGTTATTTTTGCTAATGTTAAAGGAAGTTTACGGTTAGAAATACAGGATATTTCATTTACACTTGGCATGTTTAAATCCACTCCCGAAAATTTTTGGGTGTGATTTTTCAGTATTTCATCATTCAAGATTTTCTTTTTTTGATGTTCAATCTGTTTTTCTGTGAACCCAATTCCTCTAAGAACATGTGTAATAGAAGTATAGATTTCGCCAGTTGCATTATCTTTCAATGCAATCAGTTCATCTCCATAAAAATTAAAATTGGTTACTTGTAAAGCTGTATTATTTGTCATAATAAAAATCTCCTTTGTTTTAAATTTTGGTTGAGTTTCTGTTTATTACTTCTACATTCAGATTTTGATAATGTTATAAATTTTGGATCTGTATTTTGAGCCAGTAGGAGAGTACATGTCCAGTAAATATAAAATATGTAAAATATACCCCCTATGTGTACATGAGTCAGTCTTGTGTTTTTGGAAAGATTGATATATAGGATATTTATTATTTCTCTATTTGAACTGAAAAGATTTGTAAGTTTTGATTATTAGATACAAAAAATAAGGCAGATGATTTCTCATCTGCCTTTTAATATGAAACATATTAAGATTCTTTATTGTTTGGATTAGTTACTTTGTGAAAATGCATATTTAAATTTTTATCATAATTGCATAGATTATATTTATTACCAAGTCGTAATTTATGTTGAATTGATTGTATAGATTTATTTAATTGAGCATGTATTTCCTCTAATGTATATCCTTGATTCCATAGATTACATACATTCTTAATATTTTTATAGTTTGCAAATTTCTCACATTCTAATTTTGATATATTTGAAAAGTCTATAAAATACAAAATTTTTTTAGCTGATTCAAATAAATTTTCTGGCTCACTAGCATTTATAATAAAGTAAGATATATTATTTTTAATAGCAGTTTCATATTTAATTTTATCAGCCATTATTGTGTTTTTATATGTTTCTTCAGGTGTTTCTACTTTGTTTAATTTTATAGGTTTATAATGTTGTTCACCATGTATTTCAATAATTGCCTTAAAATCTGGAAGATAAGTATCATAAAATCTATTATGTAGCCATTCTAATTCATATTGTGGAATAAAAGTTATATTCGCTTGTTTTAAGATTGAGTACACAAATCTTTCTGAATAACTTGATTTTCTTCCACAAATAGGACATGTAGAAATTATTTCTTCCCTAGTTTTATAAATGTAATGGCAATCTAAACATTCTACTTTATATCCACGAGCTGAAGAATTATTATATTTGATTTTTATTTGTTGCAGAATTTTCATTGAATCATTATATTTTTTAACAATATCTCCAATTTCATATTTATATCTTCGTGTTTGTTTTTCTTTATGGAATAATCTTGGTATTTTTAGATGTAATAAATTAGGTGTAGTAGTAGTTACAATAATATCGTTGTACTGCAAGGTTACATATCCTTGTGGTTTGGATTTCTTGTAGTCTAATATTTTGATATTCCCAGAAACATCATCGTATTCAAAATACAGTTCTTTCCCAATATTATTACTCCAATCGTATTTACCTTGATATTTTCCTGATTGATATGTTACTAAATCTGATGTGTCTAAATATTTTTTCAATATAAATCCTCCATGTTTTAAAGATAATAAGTTAGCGATTACATTTATTACTTCTCTTTTTATGTTGGATTTATATTTGATTTTTTATGTGAGTTCGGTAGAAGAGTATATTTGATAGATTATAATAAGGGAAAAGTATTGATTTTATTAGATATTTTAGAATTTTAATGAATAAATTTTGATCAAATCTAATTTATTGTTTGAGGTAAAAAATAAAATTTTAAGATCAGTTCGAAAAAACGCTTATTTTTCAAGCGTTTTATGAATTTTGGATAGCATTTTTTTGATTTTAGGCAATATCAAAATCGAGAAAACTTAGGAAAATCAATGGTTTATCGAACATATTACCGAACTAATTTTCCCAAAATCAAGTCAATGTATGGATAGAACAGATAGGGGCTTTCTGGCAATTACTGATTTGTTTCAAAATGTAAACATACCCCTGTCATACAAATATACCATAATAGTATAGTATTGTGGTATGTTTA